GTTTACACAAACTCCTAAGAGAGTTAAGTATGGTTTGTCTCCTGCTAATCTGTACACTGGTATGGGAGATGAAGTATCATATAAGAAGAATGACAATACCAACAACAATGACATGAATGACCCTGAGCTCAGGGCATATAATTATATGCGTAGGTATGTCTTGGAGCAAATACAACTACAGATAGATGTTCCTGGCAATCTAGAACTCCGAGCAGGTGAAGGAATTGAGATTGATATTCCTTCAACGATGACAGATAACAAAAGACAAGCACTTGACAAATTGTACAGCGGACGCTATATTGTTGCAGGGGTAAGACACACGTTTAACCTCACCAACTGCGTGACCACATGCATGCTTTATAAAGACTATGTGGACAAATCATAAATAATTTAGTATCAGTACGGTACACTAATATGGAAAACATTGAAGCACATATTGCCAAGGATAAAGAAATTCTTGACAATCCAACGACTTCACCGCAACAACGACGCCACATCGAAGCACAACTAGAGTCCCTGGAAAGGTATCACGAGGCACATCCAGAAGACCACCACGACCCTACAGACTTTGAACTTTATTGTGATGAGAACCCAGATGCAGACGAGTGTAGAATCTACGAAGACTGATTTCTTCACCAAGTTTCTTGGTACTTTCGACAATAGACACCAAGCATATTCAAATCCAACAGGGTTTGCTTTCATCCATATCCAGAACGTTCTGCAAGAAGATGGTACTATCCATCAGAAAGCGTGGTATCACTATGAGGATGAAAGCAGACCGTATCGGCAGACTACCCTGACTGTGGACTATACCTCAGAGAAAGAGGTGAGACTCCGCAATCAGTCTGCTGGTTGTGTCTTGAAGTTTGTCAAGGAAGGTAAGCAGTGGCTTGGTAAGTTTGACGGTAAGTGCGAAAGAGCAGGTGCCAAACTGGATACATACATTAGGTTGACAGGACGTGAGTATCAGTGCTATGATGTTGCTTATAACCCAACAGGAGCAAAACTGTGGGGTGGTACTGACATCTATGTCTTTACTCGAACGGGCGATTAACTCAGCGGTAGAGTGCCTCCTTTACACGGAGTAGGTCGGGGGTTCAAATCCCTCATCGCCCATGGTTCAATTGAACCAAGTAATACGGGACTTAGTATGAAACTTCGTAATTTTCTTCTCAGCGCATTAATGTTTGCTGGGGCACCCGTCCTTGCTAACGAAAGTAAAATCACTAAAGGTTATAACTCCATGGATGCCATGGGTTGTATGTTAGTACGTGAATGCACCAAGGACGTTAACCAAGTCCATAGCATGCTAGACATCTCTTCCAATTATGAGAACATGGAAGAGTTCACCGAACATGCATTGGAATTTAACACCATGCTTAATACTCTTAATCAGATTGGTGTCAAAGTATTTCTTGCAGACCAAAGGTTCTTCCCCCCTGGTCACCGTGGTGTATATCATACTGTAAGTAATAACTTCTACCTCAACAAAAAGCATATGGGTCGTCCAAGCACCCTTATGTCTGTGATGCGTCATGAAGGTTGGCATGCTGCACAGGATTGTATGGCAGGTAGTATCAAGAACAGCATGATTGCTATCATTATGCCTGAGGAATCGGTTCCCATGTTGTGGCGTACCATGGCTGAGCGTACTTATCCCTCTAGTGCTGTACCCTGGGAGGCAGAAGCAGCTTGGGCAGGACGTACTGAGGGTATGACTCAGAAAGCATTGGATGCTTGTGCCACTGGTACGATGTGGAAAGTCTATGAACCCACTCCTTTGACGGCTCAATGGTTGCGTGAGAATGGATACCTTAAGTGATGGATAACGCTAAACTGTTCGCAAGGATGGTTATGAATACCCCGTGGTGCCTAGGCGTCATGGGGTTTATGCTCGTGTTTGTACCCATCCTTGGAATGTGGGCAGTGCATAGGTTTGAATGGGAGCACTGGGAACCATTTTCAACTCTGTTTACCAATAAGTCGGAAAAAAAATCTCGGCAAAAAATTGGTCCCTAGGGTTTTTCGCTAAATAGTCAAGTTCAGACTGCTGTGAAAAATGCGTACTGTTGAGGGTTACACCGACGCTTCTTATAATGAGTTTATTGGTAAAGATGGTCTTTACTGGTGGGTTGGTGAAGTAGAGAGTAATAAAGACCCTGAACACCTCGGACGTGTGAAAGTTCGTGTTGCAGGATATTATACGGGTGCAACTGAAGACTTTCCTGAGAAGTTAGAAACTGATGATTTGCCGTGGGCAGTTGTACTTCAACCCACATCTCAAGCAGGTAATAACGGACAGGGTGAATCTTCTGGTCAATTGCAACCAGGCGCTATTGTCATGGGTTTCTTCCTTGATGGCGAAGAAGCGCAGCAACCCATTGTTATGGGTGTTATTAGAACAAAGAAAAAAGCAAAATCTGGAGAAGGTTCTTCATTTGCTTTATCAGGTAAAACATTTTATGAGGTCAACGCTGCGACAGCACCTCCTGGAGTGACTCCTGGCGAAAATAAAAAGACGACGAACGAAAATAATAGCGTACAGCTCCCAAATATGGATGCTGGCGCAACAACAACTGGAAATGGAGGTAGTTCAACCGCTTCTGGTAGCGGCACTCCCACTTCCAACCAACAAACGTCCATGGGCAACCCTGGAACAAATATCCAGCAACGTCCTGGAAACGTTGGTAATACAAAACCCAGAATTCCCAAAAAACCGATGCCAGCGGCAAATGGTGTCGCAGGACCATGGAAATCTCTGGAAAACCATGTTAATTATCTTCTGGAAGACCTTGCTACAACAATCGCTAACCTGACAAAGGCAGAGAACGGAAATTTCCTTGATATTGTAGACAATAAGATTGTCACGATGGAAGAACTGCTGGGTAAAATCAGAAACTTCCTTGGCTCAGTAATGGGGCAAGTAGTTGCTTCCATGAAAGAGTATTTGACTACTCAAGTTGAGCAATGGTTGGGATACTCTACAACTATTCTTAAGTCTACAGGTGTACCATCTGTTGTATTCGCCCTTGTCAAATCTGCCCTACAGTTTATTGCAGGACAGATTTGCGGACTTGACCAGATGATTGTTGATTTCATCTCGTCTCCGTATAACTTTATTGTCGATAATCTGGTTACTCCTCTTATCGATAAGGTAGCTGATATCGGCAGCATTATCACTGAAACTGCTAATAGTGTAATTGACAGAATTATTTGTCAAGTGGCAGATGGTCTTGCAGTAGTTCAAAAAATTGCTGACTTTGTTAGAGCAGGCATGGAGGTGGTTGAAGGCGTCAAAGAAGTTAGCAAGTTGATTGAAAAGGGTGAAGGTATCTTTGACAAAGATTTCGACGTAACGAAACTCTCTGAAGCAAGCATCGATTCTATCATGAGCATCTTGTCGGTGTTCTTAGGATTTTTTGACTTTGGATGTAATAGACGAGCGCAAGGTGGAGAGAACTCAGCTGGATACTTCCCATTCTTAGGAGTTACATTCTGCGACCCAGATACCCTAGCGAATCTAAACAAAAAAATTGGAGACACTTACGGTGATTGTGGCGAAAGTCCTGTAGGTAATCTCCTCGACTCCATTTATAATGATGCGTCACCTTATCTGACTGCGGCAAAGAACTTTGTCAATGGTGCATCTTCTTTCCAAGGTGGTACACCAGGAAGACAAGCGACTGTCGTTACAACTGCATCAGGTTCTTCTCATACTGCTATCAAACTCGATAATAATGAGTATATGAAGCACAAGAACCGCGAGGCTCTTGGTGATAAGGTTTCAGAAGAAGAGATTGAAGCAGCAGCAAAAGCAGCAGGCAATACACAAGGTTCTGGTGAACAAGTTGTTGGTGACCATTATCAGTACCCCAAACATGTTTCTAAGCATGTTGGTGGTGACGAGATGTGCTACGTTGCAGGCGAAGCAGTAAAGACTGTTGAAGGAGACTTCCGCCTGAAAGTTACTGGTGACTTCCACCTTGAAGTTGGTGGTGGTATTCATATTATAGCAAGTCAGGCACCTAAGCAGGTCGATAAGACTGGCAAAGAGACAGGAGAATCGCAAGCAACTAAGTCTACTATTAACTTTGGTTCTGATGTTGATATTGACTCTAAAGGTGAAATCAAGATGCAGGCGCTTGGCATGACTGTTGGTGCTAAGGCAGGTACAGAACTAAAACTCGCAGCACCTAAGGGAAGTGTTTCTGTCAATGGTACTGGTCTTAGTCTTAAAGGTAATGAAATTGAACTTCAAGCGTCTAATACTATCACAGAAAAGTCTGCGGCGCATCATATTATGGCAAATGCTCCTGTACCTCTGAGTGCAGCAGTATCTCCTGGTGTATTCCTGACCTCGGGTGGTCCTATCATGATGAGCACGATTCCTGCTCTGACCAATCCTCTGCCCCAGATTCAGATGAACGCCACAGGCGAGATTATGGGCAATGCAGGTGCCAAAGGCATCCTGTTCAATACAGCAGTCGGTAACATCTCTCTGACCGCCGTAGCAGGCGCTATCTCCATCAATGCCACCGCTGGCGCAATCTCTGCCATTGCAGGCGCTGCTATGACCCTCAAAGCGGCAGCAGTGATGGACCTGAAGGCAGCAAGCATCCTTCTGAACTGACCCCCTTGACAGGGACCCTGATTTCGAGTAGAATTGCTCTGTTACTAAATAAGGGTACTCATGGCTGATTCTTCCGTCGAATCCGTGCTGGTCAACTTCCGCAAGCGCAGTGTCACTATCTTTAGCGACCAGGGTGAAGAGCGTGTTGTTGCTTGGAAGCACGACAGGGAAGGTGCTGATGGTTTCTCCGAAACCATTGCAGAAATTTCTGCTCTGGGTGACTTGATTGATGTTGATTACGTAGTCTGATGAACATTTCTGAAATTACCGAACAAGAATTTATTGACAACTTTGACTTTATTCTGGATTTGATTGAGCGTAATAAAACTACGTTCAAGATTGTCCGTGAGAATGGAGATGCAGTCATGGCAGTACCTGTTATTCAACGTGCTGCACCTGTTGACCCTGAGGTCATGGAACAGGTAGAAGAGTACAAAGAAGAAATGATGAAGTACATCGCAGAAAGTATCAAAGAAAATGAGACCAAAAACTCGTGAATCCATGGAGATGCTTTGGTCCGCAAAGTGGAATCTTCCCAAAGCTGCAGCACATGCAGGACTTACTAACAAGGAGATGAAAATCACCTTCAACGAGTACTGCAATTTTCATCCAGCAACATTTCGACCAGAAGATGCTGCTGTACAACTTTCCATGAATTATGATTGACCTTTCTCAATTCATCCAAAAATATACTTTACCAAGAGAGCAACTAGATACTGCTCAACATATTGTTAGTCGCACTGAGTTTCGTGCTCATGCATGGACTGATGGCAAAAAAGTAGAGTATCGAGAGGGTGACATTGAGATTGCATATCCAAAAGACGGTGAGATGGATTGGTTGATGCCGTGGATAATGGATTGCTGTGCAGATTATTCGGATAAGTTTGGTAATGTAGGAACGTTTACTAGCAAGATTTCATATCCTGGTAGGTTCAATAAGTACAATCCTGGGTCTAAGATGGACCCACATTACGATTTTGTACGTTATATCTTTGATGGTAATCAGAAAGGTATTCCAATCTTCAGCATTGTCCTTCTTATAGAAGATGAGTGTGAAGGTGGAGAGCTAATATTCAAGTTAGGCGGTTCTAACGTAGGCGAAATTTACAAACCTGAGGTGCAGGCAGGAGATATGCTAGTCTTTCCCTCTGGATTCTTGTTTGAGCACTGGGTTGAACCAGTAACATCGGGCGAACGTTACTCTTTGGTACACTGGGCATATTGATGAAAGAACATCTCGGAATATTTGAGTTACCCACCCAAATATGGGGTAAAGCACTAACACTCACAGACAAAGTGCAGTGGGAAAAACATAAGTGGGGTGACGGATATAAAATAACTGAGAAAGAAGATGACCTTAGCATTGGAGGATTCTTCAATGGTGAAGCAGACTTCTTGATGCCCTGGGTCGAAAAATTCTGTGCCGAGCATTCTCAGAATCTAGGATGTAAAGGTAGTTTGGTTAGTAAATATTCTTACCCTGCCAGATGGAATAGATATGGTGTGGGACATGGAATGGAACCACACTTCGACTACATCAGATACATATTTGATGGCAACAATAAAGGTGTACCAGTATTTTCCATCATCATACTTTTGAATGATGATTTTGAAGGAGGAGAGTTGACAT